GAATGGAACAATTTGTTCAACAATTTGAAAATTATGATCTGAACTTCTAGTAAAAATATATAAATTAAACGAATAAATATATGGAGATTCAGAGTAACTGACTAAATTTTTTCCGTTTGTAGTTTTTTCTATTTTCTTTAATTTGTTTATTCTTCTTGATGGATCATATTGTAATCCACCCATTTCAAATCCCATTCTCGGTAAAGACATCTGGACATGTGTCTGATCAGTAATACCACTTTCGGATATTATCCTTTGAATGAATTTTTCTTTTGGGCCATAACTTAACGGAACTCTTGTTTTTTCTACACCACTACTGCGTACAGTTTGAACATAAATAGAATTAAATAAAGATCCAAATGCAATAACATGTTTTCGGACTGTGTTGTTAAAACTGTCTTCTATTATTTGATTAAACATCAGTATTTACCTTCACTAAAAGGATCTATGTCTGTAAAGTCAAATATATCAATTCCAGACGATTGTAGTTGATCATTGTCAACAACATTCAATCCTGTGTTTGGATCTTTCTGTGCTACTATATTAGAAACAGAAGAAGATCCTGTAAGATAATATTCTGCACCAGAAACTGCACCTTTTATGGTTTGTGTTGCAGCATAGGAAATTGTTCCACTTATACCTGTTATATACAACTGACTCTGTGTGGTTCCCTTAATAAATTGTAAGGAAATTGCTGTTGAAGTTGCAGCATTAAGAGTTGCACCGACTCCAGTAACACCAAGAACTTGATATAGTGGTTCACCATCGAATATGGTATTTCCAGTGGATCCTGCTATTGGGTTGAGTGATAAAGGAGCAAGTATGGCATACGATTTTCTCAAATCTTCCACCTTGTCTATATCCGAAATACCAGTATCGATATTTTCTCCTTCGTAGGTGAACAGTTCGACATTTAGAGTATATGTAGTTAATCCACCCAACTGATAAAAGGGTACCTCATCTTCTACGTAGTCTATTTCAAACAAACTACCAGATAAAGGAAAATAAATTAAATCGCCCTCTCTTGGTTTTTTTATTTCATTTCTATGAGACGAGATTTCGGTTTCAAATCTAGTCTTAGAAACAGATAGAGTTGTTCTGTCTGTAATTTGAATTCCAAATTTTGCAGTTATATCTCTATTACCTTGAAATTTATCAGTGTCTATCATATACATTTCAATAGGATAACCTTGTGTAAACTTAGATTCTGGATCTTCTCCAAACAAATTGTCTATAATTAAATAATCTCTGGGAATATAGACTACATCTCTACCCATTGCTTTGATTGTCTCAATAGTCAGATCATTTATTAATCTCTGTTCTAGTTTAGAATCATAACTTTTAAAATATGGATTTGTTGCCATTTATTCTTTCTCTACCATCATACCTTTGGTCCAAGATTCTCCAGGACATTCCACGCTTCGTTTGTTTTTTTCTCCGTCATTCCACCAATATGATCCCCTGAATATATCTATGTTTTTAGGTATTCTGCCTTTTAAGGCTTTACTAATTTTCTCTCCATTCGCTTTTCTTGTTTCTTTTGTATGTGTCTTACCAAAGAATGGATTTTTCTTGCCAGTTGTACCCTCACTTATTTTCTTTATACGTTCTGGTGCAAGAGGTTTTCCATAATTCCCGTGGTTTTTTCCTCTTGAAAAGGATTCTCTGGTTATTACTTTTTCTTCCTCTGTCCGTCTATTACCCGTTAGTGATTTTCTTCGTTTTTCTATTGTCTCTTTTGATTGATGTTTGTTTCGTTTTTTTAGTCCTTCAAGGTATTTAGCACGAAACACGGGATCGTTATGTTGTTCTTTCGCTTTCTTTCTTAACTTTTCTGTTATTGTTGTATGTTTCTCTTTATTTTCACACCAGTGCCCTACTCCTTTGTTGTTTAGATTATAGTATTTTTTTCCTAACTCTTCGTCTTTGATTAGGTGTAACCATTTCTCTTCTTCTACTAATAGGGTTGGTCTATCCATTGTTTTGTATAAAATCTTTCGACAAAAATCGGTGGGTCTATTTGTATATGATCTCTTCATCCACCAAGAACTACACACATATCCATCATCTGATGTGCCCCAATGTGATCCAATATAATAACGATTCTTCTTTTTATCCCGCCAAATATACACAAATCCGTATTTTTGAATTTTCATGATACTGTATGCCTCCATAATATATATAAGAAGTGTGTTTTCAACCTATAAAAAAGTCACTAGGCATTTCGTGAGTACTTATTAACTCTTGCTCAATTGCTTGAATTTCTTGAACAGCTTCTCCATATATTTGTGCACCTTTGGTTGTGATACCACCAGGAAGTTGAACTCCATCAAACTTTGACATGTTTGATCCCCATTGTTTTTTAATCAAAGCGGTTACATATTTCTTCATTAACCGATCATCGTATATTTCAGTATATACTTCAGGATTTAATGCAGCGTATGCTTCTATTATGAGATACTCTCCGGCAGCTGTATCTGTCATAATCCCATCTATATAAATTTTATTTGATACTTTATTGAATCTTATTGCCTTTTCAGGTGCAAAGAATTGTTCAATCATATTAATATATCGTTTGGTGCTATCGTAGGTGGCAAGTCCCGATCCACTCTGAGATCCTAGACCACGATTGATTCCAAAATAATCAGTCAAAGCCATTTGATATCTAACATCAAACATGCCAATGTTTGCAAAGCCACCAAATCGAAACAGTTTAATTACACTGACAATAGTTGTACCGTCAGGACCATCTCCTGTAACTCCACTAGGATTTAATAACGTATCTGTATGTATAACTTTATTTACAATTGTATCTGCTGTGACTTGGTGTTTAAAATACACCTTTTCGACACCATCAAAATGTCGTTCTGCGAATAATTCTAAAGCGTCATCTACTCTATCTAGGCATTGCTCGTAATCGACATTTATTTCAATTACTGGATATCCTAGATTTCTCAATGCATATTTAATAATAGCATCTTTAGAATTAACGTTTCCCATATATTATCTCCTTATTTATTTATAAGGAAATTATTTTATGAATTAGGATCCGTTTGGTGGTTCTTTGGGTAATTCTGGAATATCATGCATAGAAACTGGTACTTGTTCCAGATCACTATAGTTTATGTTTTCCACATAATATCTTCTAGTTATAGGAGAAATTGCTTCTTCTGGACCAGATGCTTTATAATTAGTAAATCCAGGCATTTGTAATGGACAGTTTAATTTTGGATAGTCCAGTTTACTATATTCTTCACCCTCTCCCATAAGCCAGGTAAGTGGTTTATCTCCACAACCACACCCACCACAGAAAAACTTTCCTTCTGTTTTACTTTTTCGTAAAAATTCACAAGGAGGTAATTGTCCGCCTTTGTCTTTATTACCAAAACAACTCAATACTCTCAATTGTTTCAATGGTACATTTACCTTGTTGTTGGATGCACCTCTGGACGCAATTGCTGAAATAAAACTTTGTGCCATTTCTATCTTTTTAGATATACTTGATGTTTCTTTTACTTCTCGATCTTTAAATTCTGGTTGTTTGGATTCTGTTATTTGTGGTTCTATTGGTATTTTGGTGTAAATACCAGAAGGTAGAATTCCAGCCGTTTTTTGAATTTCAGGCACATCACTCATAGTAAATTCTTTCTTGGAAGGACAATTTTCACCAACACACGGACCATTACTTTTGTTTTTATTACATCCACACGCCATGATTTATTATAGTATATATAGGAGTATTTGTCAATAATTATATATGATCATTTGGACACGTTACACCATTAATATTTAGTGTTCCTGGTATAAAATATCCATTATAATCTAAGTAACATTTTTTATAATCGTATCCATAATCTGATGGATCTACTAATGTGATTCCTTGACAACAAATTCCATCGACAAGCAATTCTTTATAATCTATAGAAGATGTTATTCTTGATCTGAATTCTATGGACATATTAACATTCCTTGAATTGACTTAGATACTCTGGTGTACCTATTATAGTTATACAATCAAAGTTACCTCCACCCAAATCTAGTCTAATATTTTTTGTAACTGAGTTCTCAGTTATATCTGGAATATCTTGAGTATTGATTGTTGGATTGAAATTTGTTATCGTACTGCAGTTAACATCAGCACACGAGACTCCCGAAGTAAATACTCCACCTAAGAAATCGCATTCTGGTTGTGATATATAAGAACAGTTTTGTGTAAGATTTATATTGCAGCATGCTCCTAAAGGACCCGACACACTGGCAACTAACCCAGAAATACATGATGATCCACAAGTTCCTCCTGTAGCAAAGACACCACCTTGGTTTGCGCACTCTGAAATTGTGTATCTTTTATTACACGTTCCAGAAATACAACAAGATCCTGTCGTACCTGCATCATTTGTACCACATGGATCAAAACACTCCACTGTACTACTACTACTGAACATTCTTCCTTTATATTTTCTGCACAAGTGTTCTGGTACTAATTGTTGTTTACCTTTTATACAACAATGAGTTAATCCACTAGTGCATAATTGTAGTGGTTTGAATTCAAATGGCGACGCTATAGCTCCAGAATCTTTCGGACATATATCATAATCTGTACATTCAAAAACAAACGGACTGCCAGGAATAATTCTTTGTCTTATTGTAGCGCCCATTATATTAATTGGCCAACGATTTAGTTGTGAATTTTTCAGAACGTTTGTACCAGTTGGATATCCTCTTCCAAAAATATCAGCTCTCCACGTAACACCATAATCTACAGAATGTACACCGATTATGGTGGTTCCTGGTGTTAAATAATTTTGTTTATTTCTGAAAAATATATTTTGTGGAAAATGCCAAACATCCTCGCTATCAAAGATCAAAGTAGCGGATAATATAGTACCCGTTGCACCAGATGTTCCTGCTATACCTGTAAATCCAGCAAATCCAATTGGAGTTTTTATATTAAAAACACCACGGTTACTTAAATCTAAATATTGTAGATCAGTTGAATTTTTAGGAATTGTTATTACTTTTCTGTCAACAATTATTGAATTTGTAGATCCAGTTAAACCATTAATATATAAGTAATGACCAGAAGTTATACCAAAATTTGAATCAAAACTGAATCCTAATCCTATTGTGTTTGGATTTGTTGTCGTCACGTTAGCCGTAGCTTTATAAGCTAAACCATTATTAGTAGAACTATATGTAGATTGTCCGCCAGTTGCATTTATATAAATGAAATTAGAATCAGATGTAACTGATATTGCCACAGATGATGATATTATATCTTTAAAATTAAATATTGCTTGTTTTGTAATACCAGAAGTATCAAAAGATAATCCTTTGCAAATATTAACTCCTAAAGTTGAACCCTGATATGATACTCCTTCATAAGACAACAACAAAGATCCTCTGAATATTTCTGCTCCAGAGATTTCACCAGACGTAGTACTGGTATCAGTTAAATAGCCAAGAATATAATTTAAAGTACAACCTAGACTGTTAGTACTACTCGATATATTTAAAGATTTTACATATATTCCGTTTTCGCCTGTATTTCCAGCTTGTGTTCCTCCGGCGTTTCCTTGTGCTCCATCTGATCCAGTGGGTCCGCTGGCCCCAGTAGGTCCCGTATTTCCTCTTAACGTATTGGTATTATATGAAATGAAACTAGAAGATATAGATGTCATGAGGTACATCCTTCTGAGCAATTTATTCCTGCCCCTTTAAATGTTCCTTGCAGATCTTCACATTCTAAAAATGTTGTATTAAAACAATCGTCAACAGTACAACATGCACCAATAAAACTAGCACAAGTATCATATCCAACAAACACCAACTCATTAAATGTTGGTATATATTCTGTTTTTGTTGAATTCGTTTTTACATAATAGCACTTACCACCAAAACAACATCGACCATTTGTTGAATATTGATTCTCAAAATCAGAATTACTTAGGCTTGTACTTTTCTGTGTAAATGCAGCGGGTACTATACAACATAATCTAGAACTGCTGCATGTAGTACTGTCACACATACTAGTACCAGTAACACCAAGAAATGCAACACATTCTGAAGGATGTGTGTTTATACAAGTAAACCCATCGGTTTCTATATCATATAAACAACAAGACTTAAATCCACATTTACTTGCTTCGCATGATATTCCAGCAGAAAAAGTTGAACCACTAAAGGTATTACAATATTGTTGGGTAGAATACTCTATACATTTTCCAGAACGAAGACAACACGATCCATATGTTATTGCTGCAGCATATTGTGGACCAAAGGTATAACCATAACTTTCATTTGTTGATTGTCCGAATTCTAAAAATACTCCAGTGTTTGTTATAGACCCAGAAATTCCGTCTATATATAAACCAGCCGACAATCCACTCGTACTTGAAGAAAATTTCGTCAAAGGTCTTGCAAGGTTATATAAAATATTACAACCAGTTGCTAGTATTGCAGACATTCCACTTAAACTGTTTCGGTAATTATCTCCAGTAATACCATAATTTATTGTATTTGTTTCTACAAATACTGGAGGCCTATAAGTTAGATTTCTGTTAGTGTTATCCCAAAAAGCAGTTGGTACTCCTGCTAATAGATTACTATTAT